GTGACGACCTGGCCCCCGGACGCGCAGTGGATCACAACGCCTGCCGCCGGCTTGCCGTCGTGGTACTTCCGCTTGTAAATATACGTAGCGGTGCTGGTATCTGATGCCATGACCGAAAAGTCCTTGTGTCGGCCACGGGCTGAATCTGTTGCGCTGTTACGAGGAGAAGAAGCCCTTTTCTGTTAGCTCTTTCATGAGCAAGTCGTCGAGCTCGTCGTCGTCGAGGTCAGCCGCTGCAGCCTGTGGCGAGTTGTTATTGGGGGTACTCGTTTCCATGGCCGCTTGCTCTTTGGCCGGTGCAGGGCTTTCGGTCTTCGGTGCTGCGCTTGTCTCCGCAGCTGGAGGGGGTGCGCTCGTGAATCCGTAGCGCTTTGCCATTCGTTCGCGTGTTGCCTTCTGCTCTTTCTCGAGCTCGGCAAGCACTGCGGCTGGCTCAGGTATCGCGGCGGCCGGGTTCGCGTCCATAAGACGCGCGGCTACCACTCGAAGCATATTATCAGCTTCTTCGGGCTCGCTGTCAATCAAATGCTTGACAAGCGGATATTGCTCTGAATCGGCAAGGCGCTGAACCCCTGAAATATACTCCGCAGCCTGCTTCTGTGTGCGTTCCGTCTCGGCTTGGGTGTCTAGCCGCTTCGTGAGCTCCTCGAGCCTCTTCTCCGTCGCCGACAGTTTCGTCGCCATCTCGCGCTCTCGCATTGTGGCGCGGGCCTGCTCTTTTGCCTGTGGGTTGTCGGCGGCGGCCTTGCTCATGCTGTAAAACTGCCGGGCAAGTGCCTCTCCGTCCTCGGTTAGATCTATACCAAGTTCAGCGGCGACGGATGGCAGGTCGTACCGTGCCCTACGCTTGAGGTCGTCGAGGCTCGTGGCCTCTTGGCGCATCTCTTCGATCTTGCCCTGCCACTCGGCCATTTCCTTCTGGAACTTGGCCCGCTCCTGTTCCATGTACTCGTCAACCCGTTTTTTGCCGGCTGCTTCCTGACGAGCTATTTGGTCGAGCTTTTCGTCGAGCTCGGACGGCGCGGACTCCTCAGCGGCCTGTGGTTCACCGTCAGCCGCAGCTTCTGCCGTGGGCTCTTCGGTTTCTTCGGTCGCGGCTGCCTCCGCTGGCTCTTCGGTTGCTGCTGCAAGGGCCGGATCTGCTGGCTCTTCCTCCTGCGGTTCGTCGCGGAAGTTCTCAATCTCGGCCGCGAGGGCTGCGTCGTCGAAGGGGACGTCTGTCCCAACGTCTGGGGCTGCGGCTTCTTGGCTTTGCGCTTCTTCCATTTGTTCACCCGTTCATGAGGTCGGCAGCTAGGGCCGTGGTTGGTGGTGCTCCCTGAGCATCGGGGGCCATTGGTGCCGGTGCGCCCATTTCTGGCCCTGGCATCGCATCGGGGGGCGCGAGCATGTCGGCCGCAAGGGTCGCCCAGTTCTCCAAGAGTTGCAGAACGTCGTCTGGTGCTCCGTCAGACTCAGCCTCGAGGGCTGCTGACTGGACGTAGCGGAGCCCTATGTCGAGATTCTGGCGCGGGTTCGGCATGACCGGCACCCCGTCGAGCATCTCGGCAATCTGCATCTCCGAGTACCGGAGCGCTGCATCGTAGGCACTAATGGCTGCCTTGACGTCGAGCGAGTCGTGGGGGCCGAGAAGGCGCCGCACTTCGTCAGTCGTGAAGATGCCCGCCTGTGCGTATTCGAGGATCGACTGCGTGCGACCTGCTGAAGTTCTCGACAGGGAGGCCGCTGCCTGCATCTGTAATTTGGTCTCGAGTGGATCCACGTCGGCCCACTTGAGCCGTCGCCTACCCTTGGCTAGCTTCTTGACGATGACGGGGGGCTCACAACCCTCCCATTCCGCCAGCTTTTTGCACGCCATGACCCCGAGCCAAATACACTCGAGCTCGAAATCTTCGGCTGCTTGGTCTTGCACTCCGAACCGGCCAGAGGTCTGGTCTTTGTACTCCATGAGAGCACGCCCCGAGTCGAGGCCGGCTGGCTTGCGAGATGTCGCCGCCATCCGAGACGTACCAAACTCTTCGAAACTCGACTCCGCGATCCTGTCCAGCCGGGCGTATGTCTCACCTGATACGGCTGCGGGAATCACAGTCTTGGGGATTGCGACCTTGTACGCGCCAAGGGTGCCGAAGGCGTTTCGGGTCTTCACTGCGATAGAAGCGTCACCCTGATGTACCCACGTTGTCGGCATGGCGTGTTGGTCGAGTTGACGATCCACCTGCCAGTGCATTTTCGTGAGCCTTCGCTGGTGCCCGGCAATGCGCTCGCCGCCTCCGATGCCGTAGTACCCCTCGCGCTCACTCCATGCCATGCGGGCCACGGGGAAGTAATCCTGCTCGTAGGTGACGTCTAAGAGCTCGACGCCGTCGATGCAGCGGACATGGCGCCCGGGCGTGTAGCCCTTGCTGCCCTTCTTGCCGACGGGGAGCCGGTACGTCCAGAGCTCGGCTACTGTGTCGTTGTTGTGCTCGGGCCGGTTGCGCCAACTTGCGCCCGTGTCGGAAAGCTCGACGGACTTGATGCGCTCGTCGTGCTGCGGGAACTCTGCCGCCAGCTCGAAGCGGTCAGGGAACTTCCAAAAGTGAATCTCAAGCGGCCCCTTGTCTCCGCGACACTTGGAGTCGTCCACCACCACGTCATCGACTAAGATCGGCTCGGCGCATACCTTGCCCAGATACTTGCTCGGCCAGACGTGGGCAAACGCGGTGCCCTTGAGGGACGACCACTTGACGGCCTGGACTTTGAGCTTGTGCACGTTCAGGTGCTTGGCTAGTCCCTCGGCATACCAGCTCAGGTGTGAGGCCTTGCGCTTCGTCTGCCAGTCGCCGTCGTCGGTGAGAAACCGGGGTCGGATCTTCGTCGTCGCAATGTCGGCGGTTACCGTGTCCACGTTGGACGCGATAACATTCTCGACGACCTGCCCGCGCTTGTGTCCATCGCCCTCCCCGTACCCGTAAAGGCGCGAGGTATACGGGTCGTATAGGCAGGCGAGTCGAAATAGCCGCTCATAGATGCAATCTTGCGATGTCTCTAGGCCGCGCACGTACTCGAAAAGCTGTGACGCAAGCTCGCCCTCGAGGTAGCCCTTGCGCTCCGTCTCATGCCACCGGGTGATCACGAGTCACCTCTTCGGTGTAGGGTCGGCAGGACTCCACCAAAGGTCTCGGGGTCGTCGAGTGGGTCAGCCGCGTAGGTAAGCGGCTGGGCGTCGTCTTCTACGCCGTAATCAAACACCTCTGGGGCATCGCCGATTATTGCCTCGCAGTCGCCGACCTTGATGTGCTTTATACCGGCGGCCCGGAGCTCTTCGGCCCGCGCAATTACCTGATCGATCCAGTCGTTTACCATCCGTAGTCTCCAAACTCATCGCTGAAATCAACGGCAGCAAAGTCATGGCCGCCGTACTCGTCCACCGGGTCGGCTAGCAGGTAGCGCTTCATTGGTGGTTCAGGTCTCCGCTTCGGCTTTTCTTCCTCTACGGGTGGGCGCGGGGTTCCGCTCAAATGTTTGGCAGATCGCCGGGCGTAAATCAGGGCGTCCGTTAGGTGGTTCGCCTGACCCTTGTTTTCTTTCAATCGGCCGACGTCATCGACAGCCCATTGGAGGGACAGCATCTGCTCCTCGAGCTTGCTGCCCTTCAGAATCTTGAGCCGTCCGTCGATAAGGTCGCCGTTGACGATCTCTACCGCGTCATGCTTGTCCTTCTGCATCGCCTTTTCGACGGGGATGCCGTAGACCTCGCGTAGCTCTTCAATGATTGCGTTGCCAAGGTTGGTGGCATCGCAGGCAATAGCGAAGGGCCAGCCGGTGACGCCGATGATGCCTCCGGGTGATCCCGGGTCTTCTTGGCGGTTCATCGCCTCACACCAGCCGTGGCCCATCAAAAGCTTCGCGATGTCGCGAACGAACATCCCCTTTTTCGTGAACTCGTAAACGTGTCGCAACTCGTTGGTGTCGGCATTATGGGCCAGGACGACAAGCGCAAAGGGATCACTGTGTCCCATGTCCATACCGTAGACGTAGAGCCAATTACCGTCGGGAAGATCGGCGAACCCACCCGGCACAGAGCCGCGCTGCAGCATCTTCGGGGCGTACTGGTTGAGCGGCTTGCCTTTGTCGTCGTGGGGCCGGTACTTGAAAACGTTCTCTGTATCGTCGGCAGCCCAGAGCCCCAGGTACTCGCGCTTCCAGACCGGGTTCTCGTCTTCCCATCCGTTGCGCCGTTTGGTGAGCAATGCGTTTTTCCAGGCCGTGGCAATCTGGGGGACGTGCTCGGCTGCATCGAGCATCGACCACTGATGAAAACTCCAGCCGACCCATCCCTCATATTGCGGGTCGTCCTTGTCCTCGTAGGGTCTCGATATTTCCGAACCCGGGCGAGTGGAGTCGTAAAAGCGGCCCGAGAGGATATGGCCAGGAGTGCCTACCACCCAGAGCGTCCCGTCGTAGTCGCCGAGTCGTGGGGCAAGTACTCGATCGATGAGCTGTTCAAGTAGTGCAACCGGATGGCTCGCGCCTTCGTCGATTCCAACCTCGTGGCGTGGGACTCCTCGAAGCTTGTTAATCTCCCGCTTGTCGTCGGCGCCAACGAGCTTGATCTGAGCCCCGTTTTTGCGGAGGGTACATACGAGCCGGGTCTCGTCGAACTTGGCGTCAATCTCGAGCCGGTCGCAGAGGTCCTTGATGGGGAGCCACACGAGCTCTTCGGCGTGAGGGCGAGTCTCAGCGATAAACAGGCATCGTGCGCGCTTCGTAAGCATCGCTCGACGCAGTAGACGAACCCGGCCACCAGTCGTCTTACCGCAGCGTCCACCCGTGAGGGCTGCAATGCGTTTAGAGTCGTCGAGAACGAAGGCCAGCTGCTTGGGATGGCAGCCGTCCAAAAGGGCCGCAATCTTGGCTTGCCATGCGAGCTCTTCACGCACGGCTTTTGTCTCGCCAACCTCTGCGGTGACGGACTCAGCAAGTTGCTCGAATATCTCGCGGTCATAGTCCACTACTCAGACTTAGCGGCCTTGCCTGGCTTCTTCTTCGGCTTGGGCTTTTCAGCCACAGGCGCCGGCAGTTGCTCCCACGACTTCGGCTCACTCTCGTGAATCCACAGCGGGCGAGCCTCTTCTTCGGGGCTGCGTGCGTCGTAGGTCACGACGAAATGGCGCAACCATGGCCGATACTCGATAGCGTGGCGCGAGTTGGGGTACGCGCCCTTGTGCTTGTACCGGGTCACGCTCGTCTCGTTGGCGCCCGAATGGGGCGAGTTCGGGTCAAACCTGAGCAGCGCTACGGGGATGGGTGTTCTTTCGGACATGCGATGGGGCCTCTCGTGTGTAGCGGACTGATAAGGGCGAGAACTTCCCGCCCGGTGCCTTGTGTCTAAGACCGCTAGAAAGTCCGGTCTTGAACGTGTAGGCAAAGTCGTCGTCGATGTTGAAACCGGCAGCCTTGAGTAAGCCACTGGCGATGCCGTTACGGCGCCGGTTCTTCTTGGTGTAGACGTAATGCAAGAGCGGACGGGCGCCGCCGTACTCGACGCAGGCGAACCCGTGGAGGTCGCTCTTGGTGTCGGGGGTCAGGCCCGGGTGATGCGCCACCCAGAGCTCGACGCCAGTGCGTTGGAGAATCCAAGGGACGATGCGCCGGTAGATGTCCTGGTACATGCACATGGGAATCGGGCCGGCTGCGTGACTGCGCTTGTAGCTGTCGATCCAGTGGTCCAAGACGAAAGGCACGTCTTCGGCGATTGCCTCTCTGTAGGCGAGGGCTTTCACTTGACGCGGTCGCTCCTGTCGAGCTCGCGCTGCACCTGACGGTTGAAGTCGGCATCGGACGCGGGCCGGTGCTTGTCCTCGGTCTTCTTGCGCCACTCGTCGTATGGCATCCCCTCGGCCAACTCCCGGGTGTCGGGAATGTTGGGCGGCCGGTCGTCTTCGTAGTTGCGCCCCCTGGACACCACACCCCGCGCAAACTTCAAGCGGGGGGCGCTCAAAGCCTTGCTGGCCTCGAGGTCGCAGCCGTCCACCGGGCAGGGGATGGCAGAGCGGACGGCCTTGCGTTCCTCGAGCGACGAGGTGCGGTGTCCTGAGGCACAGAGATATTCGAAGCAGATCCAGCGCATCAGCCAAGCAACGGCGGGGCGTCGTTCTCCTCTTCGACCTGAGCCAGCAGTTCGCGTAAGGGCTGGAGCTTTTCTGGGGGTGTCTGTCGCACCCACTCGAGGATCAACTCCATCATTTGGGCGGGCTTGAGGTTCTTTCCCCAGCGGCGGCGGGCGGTCTTCAAGTCCGTCTGCGCTTTGGCCAGGCTCCCGACCATGCGGCCGAGCCCGTTGAATTCGCGAATCATTGCGGGGGTGCACATGCCCTCGTCGATCTGCTGCTTGATGGCCTCTTTCAAGATCATCGAGGTGTCGATGTAGTCCTGCAGGATCTCATCGATGCCTTCTGGCTTCTTCTTCGGGCGTCCTTTCTTGGGCTTAGGCGCCGAAAGTCGTACATGTCTCCCCACTGGCTACATATTCT